CTTTACAGTTCATCTACACGGGTCGCACCAAAGCGGAATTCCATATTCCTGGCCAGTCTATATTAGGTAACAACGAGAAGTCTCCTCCAGTAGCAGAAAAGACAATCACCTGCGATGATCTACTCATCTCAAGTGCATTCGTTTATGAGCTCGATGAGACACTTGCCCACTACGATTTACGTGGTGAAATCTCTCGTAAGATCGGTTATGCATTAGCCGAGAACTATGATCGTCGGATCTTCCGTGCGATCTCAAAGGCTGCTAGACAGCCAGCACCAGTCAACATGACTAACTTCGTGGAACCTGGTGGAAGTATTGTTAAAGTTGGTGCTGCTAATAGTACTGCTGCTACAGACGCTTATGATTCAACTAAACTAGTACAAGCCTTCTATGAAGCTGCTGCTATTCTAGATGAGAAAGGAGTCAGTGGTGACGGACGAGTAGCTGTTCTTAACCCAAGACAATACTATGAATTAATTAGAAACGTAAACGGTAACAACCTAGTTAACCGTGACGTTCAAGGTACAGCCTTACAATCCGGACAAGGTATCTTTGAAATAGCTGGTATCACCATCTATAAGTCAATGAATATCCCATTCCTTGGTGACTATGGTGTTAACCTTGCAAACCTACCATCAGGTGCTGTATCAAATATCGGTGAGGCTGCTTCCAAAGGCTCCTTCATTGGTGAAGATATGGATGACCAAGATGCATCTACTACTCCAAGTGGACAGAAGACCGTTAATAACTACGGTACTGCTGCTAAGTTTGGGGGTTCCTGTGGACTTATCTTCCAGAAGGAAGCTGCAGGTGTTGTAGAAGCTATCGGACCACAGGTTCAGGTAACTTCTGGTGATGTGTCAGTGGTATACCAAGGCGACGTCATTCTAGGACGTTTGGCAATGGGAGCAGATTTCTTAAATCCTGCTGCTGCTGTTGAACTCGTAGCTGGAATTGATGTATCCGCTAACTGGAACAACACTGCTGTTTCTAACGCAAGTTTCACTTAATTTATATTTTTATATACACATGGGGAGTCTTCGGGCTCCCTTTTTTTTTAACAAAAATTCTATGGCTTCCACGACAATTGATACCGAGACCGAACTCTCCGCAGTAAACTCTATCCTGGGAGCTATCGGCCAATCACCCGTAACCTCGTTAGTATTTGATAATCCAGAAATTTCATTCATCTACAACTTACTGAGAGATGCTAATGTAGACTTACAGAATGAAGGATGGCATTTCAATACAGAGAAACATGTAACATATACACCCGATGCAACTACTGGTAAGATAGAGATAGCTGATGATATATTAAGAATGGATGTAACAGAGGGTTGGAGAAAGAGAGAATTCGATGTAGTAAGAAGGAATGGTTATCTATATGATAAGTATGATCATACAGATGATTGGTCAGATACAACAGAAATATTATTAGATGTTGTTAGGTTATTAAGCTTCAGTGATTTACCTAGTGTATTTCAGAGATTTATAATAGCTAGAGCATCAAGGATAGCAGCAACTCAACTGATAGTTAATGCACAATTAGTACAATTATTATCTACACAGGAACAATTAGCTAGAGCTTCATGTGTGGAATATGAATGTAATCAAGGTAATCATACTATGTTTGGTTTCCCAGAAGATTCAGTACATACTACTTATCAACCATGGAGGACTCTTAGCAGATAATGGCATCAATCACACAAACTATACCTAGCTATACTGGTGGTATATCTGAGCAGCCAGATCAGTTAAAAGTACCAGGACAAGTTAAGAGTATACAAAATGGTATACCAGATATAGTACATGGATTATATAAAAGACCTGGTGCTAAACGAATAGGTACTACACCACTAGCTAATGTGCAGAGTGGTGGTAGTTGGTTTCATTACTATAGAGATGAAACAGAAGGATCATATATAGGACAAGTAGCAGCTGATGGTAGAGTAAGGGTATGGAGTTGTAATGATGGTACTGAAAAAGATGTTGAATATGATACAGCAGGACAAGCTTATAATGGAAGTGATTCAGATCATACATCTATAACATCTTATCTAACTCCTAGTGTTGTTTCTGGCGTCTCTCAAACAGAAGATATACAAGCTTTAACTATTAATGATACTACCTTTTTAAATAATAGAAGTAAAGTTGTAGCTACTACAGGTACTACTACTGATAGACCACATAAAAATTTTGCTTATATTGAATTAGCTAG